TAGATGTTAAATGGTCTAGCCACTCATCTGCAGTGTACTTAGATCTACCCATTCTCATAGCCCAGTCATATGTTGATGAACCAAAAGCAGGTGCCATGTCATCACCCATCTGTAGGGGTTTTGTTTTTTTAAGAACTACTGGTGGGTTTTTTAATTCTTGAGTAACTAATTCTTTAGCCTGCGCCTGTGAGGGTTTAGGTGTGTAAGTTATTTGATTTGTCTGTTGTCCGGTGGTCGGTGTTGCTGAAGGCTTTTTCGCCTTAAGTAATTCCTTACCAGCTCTAAGTAATGCCTTTAGGGACATTGTCCCTCCTATGTAATTTTAGTAGGTTTGTTTCTACCTAGTTTGCATTTTACTTTTACTGATGTTCCGTGTTTGTAACCCATAGGCTTTTGCATCATTCCGCCACCCATCTTACCTTTAACCAATGATCTGGCTTTTTCAATATCTCTGTCAGTAAGTCTCGTACCTTTGTTCTTAAAAGCTTTTCCTTTAGCATAAGTTAACATTTGTTTTTGAGTAGAAGTTAAATCAGTAGAATCCTTTAAAGTTTTAAGTACATCTTGAGTTGTTTTAAAAGCTTTATATCTTGAACTACCCATGTCAGCACCACCACCTTTAGTGTAACCCATAGGTCTTTGCATCATGCCACCGCCCATTTTTTTCTTAACATCTTTTTTCTTATTCATTTTAGATTCTAAATATTTTTTTGCACCAATTCCTGCAGTAACGACACCTAAAGCTATTTTACCAATTCTAGTTGCACTTACTGCTTTCGCAGCACCAGCTAATTCTTTTCTTCTTTTCATAAATTCAGAAGCAGACTCTCCAGGTTTAAAACCTTTTGCTTTTCTCATCTCTGTCATTGACTTAAATTTTTTCTTACCTTTACCAATTTTTGATCCAGGTTTCACTGAATTAATTACAGGAAGATCTAAACCACTTCCTCTTTTGTATTTCATCATCTTACCGTACTTAGCTTTCATAACTTTACCAGGTTTAATAGATTCATCTTGAAGACCCATGCCCCTGCCTTTTGCTTTCTCAGCTCTTAGAACAGCGAAATCTTTTGCATCAATTTTATTTGGTGGTGGAGCTTTAGCTGCAATTGCTGCTTGGCCTGAAGACATTCCTCCGCCTTTTAATTCTACTTTGATAACCTTGCCTCTATCATTTTTTTTATATGTAAATTCTCTTTTACCACCACTATAATATTTTTCTATTTGTGCAGTAGTTCTAGCAGTAGAACCGCCCTCTTCTTTTGAAGTTTGAGTTTGACCTTGTCTAAGTTTAGTTCTTGGCATAGTTACTCCTAGTAATATTTATACTCTTTTTCTAATTTCATTGGAGGATCGTCCCAGTCATCTGAATACGTAGAAACAAATCCACCTTGTCGATATCTTAACACAGCTTGGGTCATAGAATCAACATAGTCATCATATTGTCCGTTAGGAAACGCTGCACACTCCTCAATTACTTCCTGTGCCCAGTGTTCGTCTAAAGGTGCCCACACCATACCAGATTCAAATACAGGTGCACAGCTATTTATTCTAGTATGCTTGTCTCGTCCTCTAGCAGGAACATAATCAACTACAGGAATTCCTGCCCTACGGAGTTCATGTATTAGTGGAGTACCACTAGCTTTAGCTTCAATGATCACGGTTTCCGGTTCCCAGTAATGGTATTGCTCTAGAGCTACATTCTTAAGATCTGGGAAATCATACCTACCCTTTTGAGCATCTAATAAAATTATACATTTCTCATAACCTTCTACAGGTTCAAAAACACCCCAGGTGGTAATAGCAGAATAGTCCGCACTTTCTTTTTTAGAAAAGGCAGTATCATAACTTTGAATGACGTGAATTAATTTTGGTAAAGTTTCTTTATCATAATTTTGCCACCACTCCCTTTTAATAATTGCACCCTCCTCTGAAGTAGGGTCTTGCATATATTGAGCGTTCCAGTTTTTAGTGGAGATGGAAGCTTTGACAGAGTCTAAATCTTCTTTGTTCCAATACTCAGGCCACACAGGTTTATCATCAGGCATGATTGCAGGAAAAGAAATTAATTTCCATTGATCTGCTTTAGTACCACTTTGAGCTTTTAGTAATCTTCCTGTTAGATCGTCAGTAGCCCAACGAGTCATAACAACTAATATTCTTCCTCCAGGTTGTAGACGTTGTCTAGGTCCTGAACTGTACCATTCATAAGCACGTTCCATTGCTGTGTCCGACATAGAGTCTTGCTCTGTATGTGGATCATCAATAATAAGCAAATCGGCCCCTCGACCTGTGATAGATCCGCCAACACCCGCTGCAAAGTATTCACCACCATGATTGGTTTCCCACCTGCCTTTTGCTTTACTGTCTTCTCGAAGTGTAACACTTCCAAAAATTTCTTTATACTCCTTGGTGTTCATTAAGTTACGAACCTTACTACCAAATCTTGAGGCAAGCTCAGCGTTGTGCGAAACCTGCATAATTTTTTTCTTTGGGTACTTTCCAATATACCAAGCAGGAAATAAATAAGATGCAAATTCAGATTTAGTATGACGTGGTGGCATATTGATTACGAGCCTCTTTGCCTCTCCATCTGCAATATCTTCAAAGGCTTGTGCAATAAGTTGGTGGTGCCCATATTTCCTAGGATCTTTTGCTTTACGATAGATAAAATCTTGCCAGACAGACTCAGCAAAAACTAAAAAATTATCTTGGCATAATTTTATCCACTCTAATTGTTTTTTTAGAATGACATCTTTTAGTTCTTCTTCAGTAAGATTTTCTATTTTCATAAAATATATACCCCCCACCTGTATGGTACCTAAAAAAAAATACCCCCCTGGGGGTATGGTACCTTATAAAAACAAAGGGTCTTTCCTATATAGTAGTTGATTTACAAAAAGATATCAAGATTTCCATCTCGTTTGGGACCCTAGTGTATGAATGTAACCTACTTAGTAAAGCCTTTCGCCTCCAAAAACCCACGCCTAGAACGTGAAACCCTGAACAGTAAATTTTAAAAACGATTTTTATAAATGATATGAGCCTTGTAATAGGTACAGGCTTAATACACCAATGGCGTCAGTTAAGACGCCATTGGTTATGTGTTAGTTATTCGTTAGGGTGTAAGGTCTGTACAAGTGTACTGAACTTTTTAAGTATGCTATCTTTGAACTCATCAACAACAGCATTGCCAACGTTTTCAAGTATATGCTTCTCACACTCGCCCATCAACAGTTGGAACATGATCTCATAGTTCAACTGCTTCTTTGTTCCATTGTCCACCACCATGTCAGCTAGTGATGTTGGTGCATTAGAGTTTAACTTCTCACTCAATACATTAGCTATGTTGATCAAATCATTATTGGGCATTTGATACCTCGCCAATAGCCTTATATTCGCAATACTCTAATTGCTTCTGGTGTGCGTTCCATAAATCTAAATGTGCTAATTTAAATTTATCTTTATCAAAAGATTTTCTAACTCTATTGATTTTTTGTAAACCAAAACTATGCCCGTTCTCATCTTGGACAATAATTAAGTTTTGGTTGGTTCTTTCAAATAGATTTACAATGTGTTCTTTCATTGTATCTAACTCTTTAGATAGTCTATTTGCTTTTAGCTTTAGTGAAGCATAAGCTAAGACTACTTTTTTCTCATCTTGCTTTAGCTTTTTTATTGCGTTTGGCATTGTTACCTCTTTGTTAAGTTATATATTCTTATGAATACCCTCTCTTTATATATCTTATCAAATCTTATGCAAACATTAATTTAACTTTTTTTTAATTTCTTTTTCAATATGTTCATTGAGTTGCTGTTCCAAAAATCTAGCAAAATCACTAAAAGCATTTGCCCCCTTATCAGTTATTATTGATATTAATTTATTTTCTTCCCGAGTGCCAGCACCTGCACGTGCACCGTCAGTCTCTTTAGGTTTAAGTAAAGTTTTATTTCCACCACGAGAACGAGACGAGGCGACATTGTCGCCTCGTATATTGTAACTATCGTCCACCTCACCTTTTTTCATTAGCTTGGTAAATTCATCTTTAGCCATTACCAACTACACCAATACTCAACGACTTTCTTTTCGTTGATAGCTTGCTCACAGAATTTAAGAAACTTGATATCTTGTTCCTTATACTCCTTGACACTTTCCTCTTGGAACTGTTGCCCCCAGAAAAAACCATCTTCTGCGTGATAGTCCTTGAAGTCATTTGATATAGCTTCTGCTAAATCTTTCACAACTTCCTCAGTCATATAACAAGGTGCTTCGCAGTCGCCATTAAAACCTAAATGACTTAAGTCTCCCTCATGGTCATGCATTGGGTTTTGGGCATTCCACTTCTTCGCCATGAACTGTTGAAGTCTTGCGTGTTTTCTCCAGACAAAAATATTCTCTTGATCCTCATTATCATCAGAGTAATATTTTTTCCAATCTATCGGCTCACCTCTTAGGTGTGCGTGTTGATCTAATCCCATTTTTTTCTCCTTTGTTGATTAAGTCTAATGTCTTATCGTATCTTATATTCCTTTACAACAATTATCTTTTAGAAGAATTCTAAACTAGCAACCTTACCAAATCCTTTTACCACAGGAACTTCCTGCCTAGCTCCTGATGCTTTTAAGTAATCTTTAACAAATGTGATCCATTACCTCAAACGAGACCGAGCTTTACGAAGGTAATCTGCCTGGCGCAGGTCAGTCCAGCTCTGACTGGTTTAGGCGCAGGTGCTATCCACTTAAGTAAACGAGACGAGACGGTAATCAAAGAACTCCAACGAGCGAAAGCATCAGGATCCCAGTGCCAGCTAATGTAAAGCTTGGGAACATAAACAAAAGGCACAACCAAACGACAACGAAGGTCATGTGGCAGCTCCAGCTGCAGGTTTCTCTTCCAGCAGCTCCTGGGCCCGGACCTCTACAGCCCACCAAACGAGGTCGTTCTTGAAGTTTCTTAACGAGCCTGGATCATTGGTTACGTGCTGAAGGAACTCACCATTCTTCAGGCCGTTGTCATCCGCCTGGTCCCCGACCAGCTGCCAGATCTCTTCTTCATGTTGATCGTGAAACGCGGATGTTTCATCGTAATATATAATACCGGTGACGCCTCCGCTGCATCCGTGTTTTGCAATATCTGATATTAATCCCAACTCTTGCTTCTCGTACTCCACGAGGCATTCCTTGATGCTTGGCATCTTGTACCACTCTTGTATTTCTTTTGTCATTTGCTCTCCTTTGGTTAGCTGCCGAGCTAATTTAATATTTCTAGGCCTCAGGATCGACAGCGCCTTCTATATAAGACCTGATGGGAGATGTGTCAAGAACTATTTTTGATCTTTTTTAATCTTTCTTCGAAAGACCATTTCTTCTCATCTGGTAATTCTTTTACCATCTGCTCTGCCAGCTCCTGAAGACTGGTAACCTGCTGCGCCAGCTCCCCAACTCTTTTGTTGTAGCAACGAGCTCTGTTCTCTGTTCGAACGAGATCGAGAGCGTCAAAATCTATCGCCATATTTCCTCCTTTGTTTAGTCTGAACATACGACATCATGGGATCAGCGTCAAGCAAAAGTTTCTGAGCTCCTGACGGCGTCCCCTGAAGCTGACCTGCGGGGGGTCGTCCAGTATCCAGTAAACGAGAACGAGGTTTATCCATTACCGAGAACGAGAAACGAGATCCTGCTGCTGGTCCTCAGGCCACCAATATAACAAAGAGGGAAAAGATTGGTGGCCAGAGCACGAGAGCGAGAGCTACGCTGCATCGGGACTGGATCCCAGCTCCTGAAGGATGCGCTGCTGGACCGTGGGCCATTGTAACGGGAACGAGAACGAGGCAAACGGGACGAGGGAACGAGGATCAGTGAACAGTGACACCGGTCTGTACAGTTTAAGAGCGCTCTGCAAGAGGGTCTTACCCAAGTTCTCTTTTAGGATAATAACTTTACCACCTGCTTTCACATACTTGTTGATCCATACAATCTGCCACTTATTTAGCTTCGGATAACTTAACGAATCTGATTTTAATTCTATCCAAAATACTTCATTACCCATAACCACATGAATATCTGGAATACCGTTGATTGTACTAGATTCTATGCGAGTTAAGAAGCAATCAGTCAGTCCTTGTTTTACTTTCTGCCATAGCCTAGTTTCCCCATTTTTATTAGACATGATTAAGTAAGTAATTTATATTTTTATCTTCCTAATTGATTTGATTACTGCTGTTGGGATAATAGTTGTATTACCAATATTGTCAAATGTAGGTTTATCTTTTGTCTTAATATAATCAGTAAACATTCTAGTGATACCTTTGCTTTGACTTAATAAATAACCCTTTGATACACAAACAGGAAGTTCTTGGTTCTTCAGATCTTTAGTGCTAGACCAGCCAGCATCACCTTCGATATCCAACCATTCTATTTCTACAAAAGGATAATCATCAATAACATTACCGAGATTTTTAAAATCAAAGTTTAATATTTTTGACTGTTGTATTTTCTTTTTAGTCATCAATCTCTATCTTAATTTTACCAACTGAAGTAGTGATGGTGGAGTTGTGTACTTGATTAAAAGCATCCAACCATTCAGACCAACTAGCTTTCTTCAATTGCTGTAACGTCTTCGGACTCAACTTCAATCGTTTTGGCGTTGTGGCCATCGATTTTGTTTGATAGTTCCTCAAGCTTTTTTTCAAGTTGCTCACGTGACATACCCTCCAAACCACTAACAGTAACTTCTTTTCTATCAACATAAGCACCAGCCAGTTGACCAGATCTATACTCAGCATTAATAGCAGCAGCGAATTGTTTTTCTTTCTCTGCTTTGTCAGCAATTCTTTCTAACCTTTTATATCTTCTAAGGTTGTCACTTGTATATTTTTTTACTTCTCTCTCAAATAATTTATCAAAGTAATTTGCTATATGCGGGCTGTGCTTTCTAGATAGCATTCTAGATGCAACAGAGCCATAATCTTTTTCATTAGTACACACATAACCTGCACGCTTCAGTGCTTCTGCTTGTGTAATAGAACCCCAATCTGCAACATAGATTTCAACAAACATTTTTTGTTTTGGAGTTAAATCTAATTCAGTTCTTAATGATTTCTTTTTAAGTCCACCAGGCATTATCTTCCTTTAGGTTTATTATAAAAATCAGAGGGTTTTTTACCACCTCTTGGAAAGGCCTTAGCTTTGATTGCACTTTTGATATCACCTTTAGCAACTTCTTTAGTCACATTCGATTCAGTCATTATATCTTTTGTCTTTTTACCACCAGCCTTAAAATAGTTTTTACCTGTAGTGAACAAATGAGAACCAAGTTTTCCAAGGACTTTAAATTTCTTATACATAATTTTCTACTATATAGATATTTCAGAGTAATGACTAGTTCCCAATAACCAACTGTTTGCGTTCCCGCAAGAGTGGTGTATCCAAGATACACCATAGATACACCATAGATACACCACTAAAATTGATTAAAACCATTGGTACAATTGACTAATAGAACATTAGATACACCAGATACACCTCTTTTACCCCCTGAGCACTTTTCTTTTTCAATCACTCTAGATAATCTATATAGTAGAAATTTTTCCATTGTCCCGTGGCCGGTATTCTGGTACATTTAAGCTGTGTTCAATCACAATTAGTTAACTACTTCTGGAGGTTTTTTAAGGTTTTGCTCCCTTTGTTTTCCTCCAGGAGTTATTCACTTAATCGGTTTAAATTTTCTTTTAATATTAATTTCTTAATAATTCTTCTCTCCTCTTTCGTACTACACTCCCTATACCTCTTATATAAATCTCGATATCGAATCCAGGATAACTGTAACTTGGTAAAATGTATTTTACCATTGTCTACCATTTTCATGTACTCACCTCTAACAAAGTCAGGATCCATGTCAGCACCCCAGCAGATGTCTTGAAATTCCATACTATTGCTTACAAACCATTTATGCGAATCATGCTTATGGTAGGTTTCTTTTTTAAATCCAGATGGGTTTACTGCGTCCTCTAATGCTTGCACAAGTATAGCCTGGAATAATCTGTGTTCAGCAAATGCTTTGGGTTTTAAAAGTTCCAAAGACAATTTAATGCCCAAAAATTTTAGTAAGCTTGGAGCACAATTCATAGGCTTTCATCTCATTTAAAGGAGTATTTTTTCGCTTACGTTTACGACCTGTCGTAGGAGTTTTAATATAGACATCTATATACAAATCCCACATACGCTCAAGATAATACATCCGGTCCTCACCCGACATAACCTGCATCAGTATTTTAGATTGTTTAATTAATCTTTTTTGAGTCGCATCCATTTGCATAACCACGATGCGGGAAAAGATATGGATGTAGATATGACACCGTGGCTAAGCATTTTTAACAACCAGTTTAATGCCTTTAGCTTTCGCCGCAAGCTTTCGCCCTGATCGCCATCTATCCTCGATTTTGTCGAGAAAAGAAAGACTGAAATTTCCTAAACCAAAGTCATTTCCACAATACAATTGAAACATTAAACTTGTTAACTCGTCATACGTTTTTTTATTCGGACAGACCATAACTAGCTTGTCCAACGCATTATTTAATGCTTCTTCACTACTTTTCATAATAGCTTTACCCACAAAAATATCCTTTTATTAAAGTTAAATTTAAGTGTTAATTGTTAGGTGAAAATAAAGTGTTTTGAAAGCCCCACTTATTTCATTTAGGCTTAGGAATACTTTTTAATTAATAACTATTTTAATTTTGATTGCAAGTAAAAAAAAAGGGACCAGTCTCCCGGCCCCCTTTCCAACACAGAGTGTTTATTACTTACTTTAAGAGTTTCTTTCCTTGGTTCAGTAAATTCTCTTTCATTTTAACTTCAGCAACACCTTCTTTCTTTGCGATCTTTTTAATACTATCGCTAACCATTTTTCTGATCATGTTGCCTGGGTTCCTAAGGCCATTCTCCCCCATAGCCCTAATAATTGTGTATGATTCGATATCAACAGCAATTGATTTCCATTTGTTTACGTCCATTGTTTCTCCTATTTGTCTTGATACTCTTTAGTTTTGAAAAACTCAACCAAATTAATTCTTCTACTTGGCACTCGTCCTGCATTAAATATCTTCTCAAATATTTCAACATAGTCAGCAGTAGAAGTTCCAGCAAGTAACCAACTTGATCTTTGTTTACAAGCAGTTTTAAATCTAACAAAATCCCATTTAGGATGTTTGTCGGCTACAATATAAGCATGCACCATAGATCTTTTCATTCTCTTACTAGTGTCTTCCATACCTACAAAGTAACGTCTCAACTGCATCAGTTGTGATCCAATACGATCACAGTTCTCAATACCTCCTGCAGGGATTGAAAATGCACCCGTTTTGAAATCAGTAGATATTCTATTCCAAAGACTAGATATTTTTAAAAGTAATACAATCACTTCTGCAACATTCATACCATATTGAATCATTTTACTTTTACAGATCTTGTAGTCCATTTTATTTCTAGCACAGTGTTGACCTAGATAATCATTCATGGACCAATTCTTACGCCCTGTATTAAGCCTAGCCACATCTAATGGATCTTCACTATCCATAATAATATATGGAATCTTTAGGTCTAATTGTTTCCTAGCCTCAAGCGTGTGTTGCCCGTCTATGACTTCCATATTTTTATTAACTCTAATTGGATCTTCAAGATCTCTTTCAGAAATTAATTTTTTTAACTGCTCTACGTGAGCAGCATCTACAGGTCTATTACCTCTAGTTTTTTTGAACTTACTGTAATCAGTAGTTTCAAAAAATTTATTGTTGATCGCTTTGTTCATATCTTTTCCTCTTGGTTAGTTAAGTATTAAATATCCCAATGATGCAAAAATAAATAATAAAACTTTTGCAGGGATAATTGTTAGTAATGCAATAAACATCATACTAAAGATCAGGTCTTTCATCGGCACCTCTCTGTTGATCTTGTATAAGTTTATTAGCAATGACTTCGTTGATTGGGTATATAGGCATATCTTCAAAATTCATTGAACACTGCTGTAACAATGACATAACTTCTTGATACGCTTCGTCTTGATATTCCAAGGGCTCACCACTCATGTCAGTTTTTGGTAGCTTTGATAAAATATCATCTACTTTTGCGCTCCACTCTTTAAAGACTTCTGAGTCGCATTTTGTTGTTGTTGCCATTTGGCCTCCTCTTTGTTAGTATTATTGTATATCTTTATATAAACATTTTAATGGGATATGCAAGTAAATAATAAGCTAGGATAATATAGGATGAAGTTCGTTTTAATTTTATACGTATGTAGTATGACCACTGGCCAGTGTCCTGGATCCAGTTACATGCCTTTTGAATTCAATAGTCACTTAGACTGTTTATTGGTAGGGTATCAGCAATCTCATAGAGCTCTCCAAGAGCTCGACAAAGATACTGTCAACAAAGAAAGATTAGCAATTAAATTTGAATGTAAACAGGTACCTTCAATTTAGAGCGCACTATCCTTAGGAAAAAATTTAATTTTTAAGCTAACAGTTAGCTAGCTATATCTAGAAGACCTTTTCTTGCGTCTTCTACGCTTTGATCATTGATCTTAACTCTGATCTCTTTGATCTTTATATCAATCCACTTCATGTCAGTTGTAACTCTACCCTGTTCCAACGCTTGCGTTGCCCATTTGGACTCCAACTGAAGTTTTTCCGATATTAACTTTTGTAGTGCCATCTCGGTCTATCTCCTCAAAGGTTATGAATAGTTGGTTAGGGTTTTCAAATCCTGCACCAATCTTTTCTATTACATCTCCTGATTCAACCTTCTTTACTAAACAATCAAGAGCGGCTTTATCGTCTTCTGCCTCAAGTGTCTCATCGATATATATATTTTTATATTTTACTTGGACACGATATAGCTTCATAAAATATTATATACCATATTTGGTGTAATTTGCAATATAGTGGTCATTCTTTAGCTTCTCCCCATGATCTACCCAGGGCAATATCTACTTTTGATGGTACTTTTAAGGTATCAATAGCATTCTCCATAATATGTTTTACATTTTTTACATCTGATTCTTCGTTAATAGAAAAACATAATTCATCATGTATCTGAAGTAATGGTTTAAACCCTGCTTTGTAGCAATCAATCATTGCTTGTTTTGTTTGATCTGCAGCAGATCCTTGTATCAATCTATTTAAAGCTTTATAGGTAAAAGCCCTTCTGATGTTATTACCATAAATGGCCTTAGCCTCCTCATACTGCATAGCCTTGTTCATTCCGAAGGTAGCAGGCTCCCACATGTCAAATCGGCATTTACGACCCCCTATGGTTCGAATAAAACCATATTTAGAAGCACTGTTGGTAACTTCTGTTGCTAATCTTTTAACAAAAGGCACTCTTTCTCCATATTGTCTTAAAAGAGCTTCCGCTCTGTCTTTGTTAATACCTAATTCTTTACCTAATTTAGCTTTACCCATACCATAAAATAGACCTAAGTTAATTGTCTTTGCTTGGGTTCTAGTTATACCTGCCATATCAGCTACGATCTGGTGAAAGTCAGCAGACTCATTTTTATAAGCTTCAATAAACTCCGCTGCACCTTCAAAGTGATCATTGACGGATGCAGCGTAGTGAGCAACAAGCCTAGGCTCCTGTTGTGAGTAGTCGAAACTACCCCATTGTCTACCTTCTTCCGGTAGAAACAAACTTCTAATTTTATCTCCAAACTCTTTGTTCCTTGCAGGAATTTGTTGTAAGTTCGGATTTGAATATGATAAACGTCCAGATACAGTTCCACCCTGGTCAGATCTTAATTGATTTATTTCAGAATGAATTCTACCTTTGTGAACATAACGTTGAATGGAGTCTATGAATGTTGAATGGAATTTATTTATTTCTCTTGCTTCTCTTATTAGTTGCGCTATCGGGTTATCACAGTTCACTAACCAGTTTTGGGTAAAGCTTGGTTCGTCAGTTTTCGTTGTCCGTGGGTACTCAACTCCGATCCTGTCAAACACTTGCGCTACAGATCGAGCAGCCCAGATATCTACATTTAATGTAGTTTGTTTTTTAATTTCATGTAAAATTGTTTTTTCTTTAGCTACAAATTCTTTTTTTAAACCTCTGGCCTTTTCTTCATCAACTCTTATACCTCTACGCCTCGTATCAATCAAAATGGGCAATAATTCCATTTCCATTTCCCAAACATCGTGTAGGGACTGCTTAGATATCTCTGTTTTAAGCCTATCCCATAAACGTAAGGTTAGCCCTGCATCTTGCTCTGCATAGAAGCCTACGTAGCCCGCAGGCAGCCTCCACATGTCAGCTTTAGGATCAATTCCCCATTCTTTAGCTTTTTCATTCAAAAAAGTTTCGTTTTTAATTTCACCTAAATAATCTTTAGCACATGCGTTCAAACTAAAACTAAATCTGTTTTCATTAATAATTGCTGCAGCAATCATGGTATCCACTATTTTACCTTTGATCTCAAATCCATTTACAAGCAACCAACCCACATCATAACTTGCATTATGAAATATTTTAGTAGCATCTGTTTTTAAAACATCTTGCATCCAGGCTGTGGTAATTGCTAAATCCATATTCCCACCAGCATCATGTTGAATTGGAAAATACCATTGTTGACCAAGTGCTGCTACTGCAAAACCAACTATCGCACCATCAAATGTTGCCCATCCCGGTCCTTTAGTTTTAATATTCGGATCTTTAGTTTCTAAGTCAATTGCAATCTCAGTTGCTTTTGATAAATCTGGATACTCTGCAGGACAAATCCAATCACTATCATTGTATATAAAATTTAATTGATGGGTCATTGTAATTTTCTACTTAAACTAGCGTCTTCTATTAGTACACCTTCCAATATTTTTTCTTCACACAATGCGCAATCAGAACAATAATAAGTATATCTATAAACTATGATTGCAACCCATTTACTACAACTTTCACACATCACTAATTTATTTTTTCTTTTCGCCATTTGTTATTTCACTTTTTATTAATTGCTGTAAGATTGAAGTGTAAGGATTAAACTTATAATCTTTAACACAACCTACTAAAAATATAAATATTATAATCAACTTCATTTTTTATTTTTAAAATACCAACCCGTATCTCTTCCGTTATCTAAACACCATTGATAGTGATTATCTTTGATCAAGGTTTCTCTATCTTGATTAGGCGTGTTATTTCTTTTTTTTGCCATAACTTACTACTGTTAAATGTTCTATTTCTAAATCACAATAATGTTTTATTTTTTCTAAATCTTCTATTTGTTTTCCTTTTAATAAATACCTACAAGCATATTTAATTACATTTGCTTGAAATGGGTTTAAACCATTCTTTCTTATAAATGTCCAAGGTTGAATTAAAAATTCTTTGTAATGAGATCCTCCAACTTGTTTACCATCTGGAAATGCTTCATCGAACATATTTTTATCTGACATAGTTAGCCTCGTATTGTTTAAAATATTTTCCTAATGGAAAATTATATTGATGGTAAGTGCCCAGCAGATGGAGTGTGCTTTTAGATCTAGTGGCACCTGTATACCAAACCCTAAGCTCTTTTATTTTCTCTGCCAAATTTTTTTTTTCATAGTGTGATGGGAAATTACATTTGCTCGCCAGGACAACATTATCTGCTTCACCGCCTTTTACTTGATGTATTGTATCTATTATTATTTTAGGGGGTTGAGTAAGATCCACACCTTCTTTAATTAATTTATTAAAATATTGTTTATCTTTATCTTTAAATTTTCTCTTAAACACTTGATTCCATAGACCTTTTTCGTCACGCATACCACACCTTAAATGTAATTCATCAAAAGTAAAGACTTGATTAGGGTGTGCAAAACTCCATTTTTTACTCTCCGTTGACCGGTAGCCGTGATCTATGTTTAATAAATACTCATACATAGTTACAGCTTCTTCTCTAGTAATACTGCCACCCTCACAAATCTTCTCCCAATAATTAATAGCTGAGAATTGATTTGGATCAAATGACTTATTATTTTTCTGGTCCTGATAATATAAACCAAGTTTTCTTGCCTCCTGTTGTAGTTCCCTTTTTACATCATTAATTCTGGCCAATACCATCCAACTTCCTTCCATATCCCAAGGTACTTTTTTAAGACCACCCCATCTATACACATGGCCTTCCTTACCATTAGAGTGAAATTCTTTCTGTATTCTTTTATTGCCCATACTATTTAGTAAACATTTGGAAAAGAAATGTATGTTTTTGTTTAATCTAACTGACTTTTTTAACACCAAAGTTTTACCTGGAAAGTTTTGAAATAGGTCAACATCTGCACCATTCCATTCGTATATCGCTTGGTCATCATCCCCTGCAATATAAACTCGCTCTACTACTTCAGCCATTTTAACAACCATGTCCCACTGTAAAGGAGTTAAATCTTGAGCTTCATCTACCATTAAAACTTTAAAAGGTACTACAAGGCCATCATCAATAAACTTCTGTACCATATCGGTAAAGTCTAATCTATCCGCTGTCCGGTGTCCGTCTTCCATTTCCATAGTTTTAAATTCTTCGTAACCTGCAATTATTGATTTGAATTGTTGAAGCCTAACTACTTTTCTAGGTTGTTGCTTGTACAACCACACAGGATCTGCTTTCATGTTTCTTGCTCTATCGTAAATTTGAAGTGACCAATTATTATATACTTTTTGATCGTCCCAAGTGTCTTTGTAACCTATCTTGACAGTGCCATACTGAGTATGAAACATTAATAGATCTGCTTTAGGATCTAAAACGGGAATTTCAGCAAACTGTTGTCGGGCCAGAGAATGTAATGTTCTAAAATATGAGAAAGCATCTTCATCATAACCTTTAAACTTTTGTCTGACTCTTGCAACACATTCATTTACAGCTTTGTTAGTAAACGATACATAACAAATCTCATCTGGAGAATAACCTTTTTCTAAATAACGTTTTACACGTTTTAAAAGATTTTCTGTTTTTCCTGTGCCTGGTGGTCCAAATATCTTAATTGTCTTCCCACGAAGCTTTTGCTTTAACGAATTTGACATCTTTATTTTTGTGTTCCATTTGTTTTGGTAAAGTTACAACCCAATGTCTAGTCTGTATTCCCTTAAATTTAGCCTTCGGAAGTGCCTTACCTTGCTCTAAAAATCTAGTACATTCTTTCTCATTCCAATTATAACCCATTTTTTTCATGAAAGATCTAAAGGTTTCTAATTTAAATCTCATTTCATCCTCATCACGCCATATATTACCAGAATCTATTTGATCAAATTCTGTAGTATCTTCTATGTCTTCGATGAATTTTGTCATTCTAGAATTAAATACATCTTCTTGCTCTTCTCCTGCATTGAATCCTTCCATATCTTGTTTGTTACTTATTAATTCATCTAACCAATCTCTGTAAGGATCTGGATCTCTTTTACTTGGTTTAAGTGTTCTCCAAACAATATCGTAATTTAATAATTGTTCTCCTAACAACTGCTGTTGGTATAATTGTTTTGTACTTAGTCTAAT